TTAACTGGCAGAAGAACTTGGGCAATCCACAGTGGACCAAGGAACAGAAGTTGGAACTACAGCAGAGGTTCCCTGATAGGTCCAAAGGTTGGTATCGCGGTGAAGTTCGTAAGCGCCGTAAGGAAAAGACTATTGAGTTGATTAATGCGCGGTACGGAATTGAGGTAACTGATGATGACGTTGCAGATGCTATTGGTGTTGGCTCGTATGTATTGGATCGAAAGGACAGAGTACAGTGGGCGTAAAGTTATACGAAAGTAAACGCTGGTTGTATCGTAAGTATTTAGTAGAGAAGAAGAATGCAGAAGAGATTGCTAAAGAGGCAGGCTGTTCTCGTAAAACAATTTATAACAAACTGAACGAGTTTGGTTTTGTTCGGCCCAAGAGTTGACATTGACTTTGGGTCAGTGTATAATATAAGAGTAACAAAGGAGTTGGTATGATGAGTAATCCAGATAAAGGAATTCAAGATCATCAAGTATATAATTTAAACAGAAGGATGGATGCTTTGACTAGTTCAATTAAGGAGGCTCCATTGGGGCCAGAGATCATGGAACAATGCCTCGCTATTGCTGAGTTGCTACTAAAGAAAAATATCTCATATGGTAACAGTGCTATTGAACCTGTACGCTTTTTGTCCAAGGCAAGTCCAGAGGAACAGATTCTAGTCCGTATTGATGACAAACTAAATCGTCTACGGAATCAGCAGGAGTTCAGTGGTGAAGATACTATCACTGATCTGGTTGGCTACTTGATTTTGTTGCAGGTGCTTCGTAAGAAAGCAATCAAAGACGCTGGCTTGGAGAACGGACTGTGAAACTAGAGAAGCATGAGTATGTTTTGGTTGACGGCCAGACATATAGTAAAGATGATATTGTTCGGATTGATGGTGAGTATGGGCAGAGGTTTATGTTTTTGCATCATGCTATCAATCTAGAGAATGGTAAAGACTGGGTGACTGTGAATGAGGTTCGTAAAGGTCAGATTGGAATGTTCCGGTCTTTTCATAAAGAACGACTGCGCCCATTGAGGTCAAAGAAGAAGGCACCTAAGGTTCGTAGTGTCAAAGGTAATGCCGATGAGATTCGTACTTGGGCTAAAGCAAATGGTTTTACTGTCGGAGATCGTGGCAGAATCCCTAAAGATGTTCGTAAAGCGTTCGATAGTAGGACAAAGTAATGTTTATTTGTACAGATGATTTAGTAAATCAGTTGGATGTTGAAAAAAGAGACTATAATGTGGAATTACTTGAGAACATTTTGTTTGAGTTACGTCTAATTAGACAGTTTCTCACGAAAGGAGAGTAATGAATCTTATTAGAATGACTGCAATTATTACCTGGGTTACTGCTACTTTTTGTTTAGGTTTGTTTTCTGGCGCTGTGCTAGGGAGTAAAGCCCAACAGTTACACAACATGGTATAATTGAGCATGAGCACAGAATTAGAACGAACACTTGATCACCTTGACATTATGAATAATGTGGTGGCTGAATATTTGCAGGGTAGTAATCCAACTCAGATTGCAAAAGACCTTGACATGTCTCGTGTCCGTGTTGTTGGTCTTATAGATGAGTGGCGTGCGTTGATTGCTAACAATGAGGCTATTCGTTCTCGTGCTCGTGAAGCATTGGGCCAAGCAGACCAGCACTACACTAAGTTGATTTCTCACGCCTATGAGGTTATTGATAGTGCTGATGCTAGAGATAACTTGAGTGCTAAGAGTAATGCAATTAAACTAATTGCTGACATGGAAGGCAAGCGTATTAGCATGTTGCAGCAGGCCGGTATGCTTGAGAATAATGAGTTGGCTGAGGAACTTGCTGAGACACAGGATAAACAAGATGTTCTTGAGGCTATTTTGAAAGAGGTTGTGGCAGATTGTAGCCACTGCAAGACTAAGGTCATGCAGCGTTTGGCTAAGGTGGCTGATCCACAAGAAGCGGTTGTTGTTGATGTAAATTTTAACAGGAGTTAGGAACCAACATGTTTGATGATTTTGTCAATATATTAGATGACTCACCTTTTGAAGAGACTCCTGTTGATGTTAAGACTTTTGTTGAGGGGGCAGAGTTTTTAAATCAACCTACTCTGTCTAAGATTCAATACGACATTGTTGAGTCTATGGCACAGATTTATAAGACTGACGATGTTGAAAGATTTATGGGATATGAGAAGGGCCGTCAACATTATGTTAAGTACACTAAGGGTGAGATCATTATGGCCCTCGGCAAAGGCTCTGGTAAAGACCACACATCAACTATCGGCGTTGCCTATGCAGTTTATAAACTACTTTGTTTAAAAGACCCTGCGCGGTATTATGGTAAGCCTCCTGGCGATGCTATTGATATTATTAATATTGCTATCAATGCACAGCAGGCCAGGAATGTTTTCTTCAAAGGTTTTAAGAATAAGATTGATAAGTCTCCTTGGTTTCTTGGTAAGTTTAATGCCAAGATGGATAGCATTGAGTTTAATAAGGGTATCACTGTTTACTCGGGTCACTCTGAACGTGAGAGCCATGAGGGTCTGAACCTGTTTATTGCTATCTTAGACGAGATTTCAGGGTTTGCTGAGAACTTGAGTAACCCTGAGATGGGTAAGACTCCTGAGAACATCTACAAGGCTTTCCGTGGCACTGTTGACTCTCGCTTCCCTGACTATGGCAAGGTTATTTTGCTGTCGTTCCCTAGGTTTAGGGATGACTTTATTAGTAAGAAGTATAATGAGGCTGTTGCTGACAAGGAAGTTGTGTCTCGTAGCCATGAGTTTATAGTTAATCCTGAGTTGCCTGAGGACACTAAGGGTAATAAGTTTACTATTGAGTGGGAAGAGGATCATATTACACAGTATCGTTTGCCTCGGGTGTTTGCTTTGAAGCGTCCTACTTGGGAGGTCAATCCTACTCGTAGCATTGAGGACTTTAAGGTTGCGTTCTTTACTGATCCTTTGGATGCTCGTATGCGTTTCTTGTGTGATCCTAGTATTGCTACTGATGCGTTCTTTAGGAATAAGCAGAGGCTTGAAGAGTGTATGTCTATCTCTAATCCTGTTGATGATGTTCGTAGGATTGATGAGTCTTGGAAGCCTAAGCAAGACATGATTTATTATGTTCATGCTGACTTGGCACAGCAGGTAGATAAGTGTGCAGTGGCATTAGCACATGTTGAGCGATGGGTAAAAGTTCAAGTCACAGATGCTTTTGAGCAGATTGTACCTATTGTTGTTGTTGATCTTATTGCCTGGTGGGAACCAAGGAAGGAAGGCCCTGTTGATTTATCTGATGTAAAGAATTGGATTCTTGCGCTGCGTCGTAAAGGTGTGAATCTTGGTCAGGTAACTTTCGACCGTTGGAATAGTTTTGACATTCAGAAAGAACTACAGAGTGTTGGGGTAAAGACTGATACCTTGTCTGTTCTGAAGCCACAGTATGAGGACTTGGCTATGTTAGTTTATGAAGATCGAGTTGTGTTGCCACACATTGAATTATTACTTAATGAACTTACTGAGTTGAAGGTAGTAAATGATAGAAAAGTTGACCATCCTCGCAAGGGTAGTAAAGACTTGGCCGATGCTATGTGTGGGGCAGTTTACAATGCTATTAGTTTGACACCTAGAGATGTGGAGCAAGAGATTGACATTCATACATGGGCACAGGTTCCTGATAAAGAGAAGCCTAAGCCAGACAATCCTAATACGCCTCCGCCCATAACCAATGAGGCTGAGGAATTTTTAATGAACTTTGGACTGATATAAGTGAATGATGATTTAGAGAAAGCCATTGCAGAACTTGTTGAGGCAGGTCTATTAATTGAGCATTGGGACGACATTCTAGAAGAGTATGTTTATGAGGTAACTGTTCTTGCTAGGGATGAGGCTCCTGAGTTGTGGGAGATGCACATTAAGGACTTGCATAGGGGTTTGCATCGTGCTTGGCTAGATGACTTTGTTGAGATTGATTTTACTGATCATTTATCTACTGATAAGATTATGTTGACTGAGAAATGTTTTGATGAAAAGGCTTTGAGTAAATTAAGTGAAAGAGATCCAAAGTATATTCACATGTTAGTTCGTGCTTTTGATGACAAGAAATATGGAGGTTGATGCTATGAAGTTGCTGTGGATTTTTGGTGCAATGATCTTTGGTATTTCTGTTGCTGTCAATGTTTATGCTTTTACTAATAGGAAGAAGCGTGAAGAACATCATCAGGAAGACTTAGGTTTAACTTTGTCTCAGAGTGAGCAGATTGGTTTGCAGTTTGACCACGATAGTAATTTTAGACAGACAGATGTTATTGAAGATGACGATGATGATTATGACGAGGATTTGGAGGATAAAATTAGCGTGAAGGTTGCTATTTTTAATGGCAAGGCTTATTGGATTTCAGAAGAGGGTTTTAATACTGCTCCTGTTGATGAAGATGAAGAAGTAATTTATTCTTTGACTGAACCTGTCGATACATCTGATATGAGCCAAGACGAGTTAGAAACTTTGTTAGAGATTGTTGATGCACTAAAGGAGGATCGGTGAACATTGCGATTCAAGGAAGCAAGAAATTTGATGATTACCAAGTTTTTATGCGAGCAATGGGTGTTGCCCTCAGCGATTTGGGCGATGGCGGGGTTGCTAATATTTATACTGTCGGACCCCATAAAGTAAATAATTTTCTTGCTGGGTTTGTTAATCTTACTGAGGATGGCATGAAAGCGCGGGGTATGGGAATTAAGTGGAACAAAGTATCTCACAATTGGCTGCGAGATTCCCTTGACGTTATTGACTACTTTATTTATCTAAGTAAACCAAAGGAACATCCTTCTGCTCTTTGCACTACTGCTGAAAGAAAAGATGTTGAAGTCGGAATCTTTCGATACTGATGTTGAGCAAGAAACAAAAGGCTTACATGAATGTTGCACGTTACATGGCTAGTAAGTCAGAGCAAAGGAACCGTCATGGTGCTGTTGTGGTCAAGTCTGGTCGAGTGCTAGGCACGGGGTACAATAAGATCAAGAACCATCCTCATGTTATAATGAAGGGTAGGCATAAGTTTGATTGTGGTCCACACGCAGAGGTGGAAGCAATTAGAGATGCTGGTAAACATGCTAAGGGTGCTACTCTTTTTGTTGCCAGGGTAAATAAGAATGGTGAGGATAGATTGTCTAAGCCATGTGTTAATTGTCAAAAATATATTGAAGAAAGTGAAATTAAAAATGTCATCTACACTTATTGATTCATTGGAAGATATGGAGTATGTTGTAAGCAGTAACGCTACTTTGTCTTGGGATGGTTGGGCTGTTGTTTATTCTCGCCCTAAGACTAGCGCTTACATGCATAAGGATGCTGCGTTTATTGATGGGCGTTGGCATCTGTGCAAGCGTTATGATGTTGCTGAGAATGGCTGGACGCTTCCTACTAGTTTGGTTGGGTCGCTATGAGTTGGGCAGACAGAGGCAATTGTGTGAATCAGGACACTAATAAGTGGTTTGATTTGTATGAAGAGAATCCAC